GTGCTCCTGCTAAGAAATCTGAGTCAGACGATGAAATAGAAAAGTAGGTGGTCTTATGTGGGAACCAACACAAGAGGAAATAGATCAACTAAAGCAAATGAATAATTTAACAGGAGCTAAGCATGATGGATTTTATCGTGCAATGGCTCCTATTTTATTTGATGTAGCAAAAGACCACTGTAATGGTAAGTGGGAACCGTCTGAAATGCCACAGGGTGTTAGGTTGTTCATTGCTAAAGCAATTCAGTTTAATACACAAACAACGGGTCTTACAGGGCGTACAATGGGAACTGTCTCGTATTCCTATGATACTGAGTTTCCTAAAGCTATCTGGACCTATCTAAGGCCATATAAGAGGGTGAGATTCCATGCATTACGATGAATTTCCTCATGAAGTTGAAATAGTTCAGAAGAAGAAAGTATCGGACGGTGCAGGAGGCTTTAAAACAGAGTGGTCGCCTGTTGATAACATTGAGGCATTTGTTGATACACCAACATCTAAAGAGAGGCTGTTGGCACATCAAGTACAAAATCCTCTAGATCGCTTTATGTATTACCCATATCGCACTGATTTAAAGTCAGATATGCGATTACGCTTTGAAGGTGAAATTTATGCTTTAGCTGGTCGTCCTGAAGATCAAGGCGGGCAACATGAAATCATGCGTGTTGCATTAAAGTTGGTGACTGAATAATGGCTAGGATTACTTACTCAGGTCGCCAGTTAATGAGGGCTGCTCAACGATACGAAGAAGGCTTATTGGATAAAATATCAGACATCGTCGAAGAAACAGCGAAACTAATAAAGACCACAGCACAAGCACTTGCTCCGGTAGATGACAGTGGGCTTAAAGATTCAATAATGATGGAAATGGTAGGAAAGTATAATGCTGTAGTTACTGTTGGAGTTAATTATGCGATATGGGTTGAATTTGGAACGGGTATTTACGCAGAAGGTCCAGGCGGCAGTCGTGCAAAGAAAATCCCATGGGTATACTACAGCGAAAAGTTAGGACACTGGGTTACTAGTAGTGGTAACAAAGCTCAACCATTCTGGGGACCTGCCGTTGATGCTGGCGGTGATTATTTTAAAACAGAAATGCGGAGGTTAGGGCTATGAGTTATTTTATACTTCCGTTTTACGAAATACAGACAGCGATTTATCAGAAGTTAAAAGCAAGTCAACGTCTACAGACTCTTGGTGTCGAGGTATACGATACACCTGATGAAAATACACCTTATCCATACGTAACAATTGGAGAGCCTTACAGCAATCCATTAGATACAAAGACAAATAATTGTGAGCAAGTTACCTTCACAATACATGCATGGCGAAAAGACAATGATGAATCAACAGGGAAACGAATCCTTTATGAGATCCTAAGCGCTTGTCAACAGGCTTTAATTTCACGAAGGTACTCTATTAACGGTCTGACAATATTAGATGTTACTAGGAATGGGGCTCAAGTGTTTGACGATGTAGAAATAGGGCTTAAACATGGCGTGTTAACAGTGCGCTACAAAGTACAAATCAACTAGGAGTGATATAATGGCACGTTTAAACGGTAAAGATAGTTTATTACTGGTTCAACCTTCTGATAACGCATTAGGCGCAGAAGGTTTTTTAATTGGAGATCAAACCGAGCATACACATTCATATGAACGTGAACTGACAGATGAACAAACGAAATTTGGTCGTATTCTGGGGCCTGGACAGCTATCAGAATCCTTGGATGTAACCTTTTATGGAAGTACTGATGACCCTGGACAAGCTGCAGTATTAGAGGCTATTAAAAAAGGTACGCAGTTAAAGGTGTGGGAAGTTGAAAAGCACCTTAATAAAAACGGTAAGCACGATTCATTGTTTGCTTATACCTACGTAGAATCACTTGAAAAATCAGCGCCTACAGATGGATTCTTAGAAATTTCAGCTACTCTACAAGTGCTGAATACATCTAAGAAGGGTGAAATGAACCCACTCCCTGATGATGTACTGAACTTCGGTGATTACGATTATGAAAACCCTGGTGAAAAAACTGGCGAGTTTAATGGTGAAGAAAACGATGTTGTACCAGTCACAGGGATGGCCGTAGATCCTACAACATTAACAATCGCTGAAGGTGCTACAGGTAGTATTATGGCTAATGTAGTTCCTGTGAATGCTACCAATAAAGCAGTGACATTTACATCAAGCGATAATGCAATCGCGACAGTGAATGCACAAGGCATTGTAACAGGTGTGGCAGAGGGTTCAGCTACAATTACAGCAACTACAGTAGACGGTGGATTTACAGCAACAACAGCAGTGACAGTAACTTTATAAATTGAAAGGGAGCCTAAACAGCTCTCTTTTTTTATTGAAAACAAACAGAAAAGGATGATTATAAATGGCTCAATTACTAATTGGTGAAAACACTCTTACAGCAAAGTTTACTTTTGCTTTTAAAAATAAGGCGGATAAAGAATTTAATGACGTAGATGCTCATGGTAACCGTCCAGGTGGTTTTAACCAAATCTATCAAGGTCTATTGCAATTTGATTTAGACGCATTACGTGCATTTTGGATGTGTGGTCTTGCTCATTTATCTAAACAACCTAGCAAAACAGAAATTGAAGCAGCGTTAGAAAAACGAATCGAAGAGGATGAGGATGTTGTACCTCTATTTCAAGAAGCTTTTCGTGAGATTGATGAATCGGGTTTTTTCAAAAAAGCTGTCAAGACGTTCTGGGAGAACTTAGAGCTATTCGAATCAGTAGCATCCGAGGAAGAAAAAGAACAGGGCAAAGCAGGAATCGAAATGATGAAATCAGCGAGAGTCGAATTATTAGGGAACAAACAGAACGCGTTAGTGAAATCCAACAAATCTATCGAGACGCAGCAAGATATCTAAAGGTCTATGATCCAGAGTTAATTCTATCTTGGCGTCCAAGTGAGTTTAAAGCCTTTTTAGAGGGCGCCAATGAAGCACGTATTGACCATTATCAAACATTGGCTGATGCAGCTATGTTTAATCGAGTGGCAACTAATAAGCAGCGTATTAATCCAAAGAGTGACCTGTTTGATGCAGAGAAAGTAAGAAAATCTCTACATCATAAAGGACCTAACCCAGAGGTTAAGAAACGCCAACACGCAAAAGCAATGGCAGCACTGAAAAACTGGAAGCCATAGAAGGGAGAACGCTATGAACGGAAATTTTACAGCCAGAATTGGTGCGAGAATTACAGAGTTTATGGCTCGTATGCGCCAAGTCAGAGAGACAATTAGAACCTCAGCTAACGACGCAAGTGTTGACGTTGGGGCAGATATTAGCCAATTCAATCGACGTATGGCTGAAATCCGGGCTCGTATAGCAGCGATTACTCGAGACCGAGTCGTCATAAAAATTGAGGCGCGAATAGAGAACTTTCAACGAAAAATACAACGTATTGCAACAGATATTAGGGCCTTCGGTGAATTAATGCAGCACACGCTATCCGGTTCATTGATTGCCGTTCTACCGATGATTGCACCACTAATAGCTAATATCGGAGTAGCTATAGCTAATCTTGGTCCAATGATCGGTGCATTAGCAGGTTCTACCTTTGCTTTAGCAGGGGCATTTGTAAGTGCAGGGGTAGCCGCTGGAGCGTTTGCAGCCGTAGCGATACCAACGATCAAAAAGTTATTTGATGAAAACGCAGAGTTAAATTCTGTTCAAAAGAGCGCTAAAGCCTCTTTTGACAACATGAAATCAACCTATCAAGGACTTGTAAAAGAGACAGAAAAGCCAGTTCTGAAAGCTTTTACAAGTGCAATGGAAATAACCAATACATTACTTACAAAGTTAAGACCATTGTTTATATCTAGTGCTCAAGCAGTATCAAGCTTAATGACGCAGCTTAACACAGCTATTGGTACGCCACCAATTCAAAAGTTCCTTGACTATTTGAACACATCAGGGGCACCAATGTTAAAAACTGTGGCTCGTTCGATGGGAAATCTAATGCAAGGTGTATTCTCAATGTTAATAGCATTCGCACCGTTAACAGCATCAACGGCTAAAGGCTTCGAGGAAATGACGGCACGTTTTGCAGAATGGTCAAATGGTCTTTCAGGAAGTTCTAAGTTCCAATCCTTTATGGACTACGTGAATACGAACATGCCAAAAATCCGAGCTATCTTCAGAGATGCAACAGCAGGCGTTGTTTATTTCTTCAGTGCATTTTCTGGATCATCATCAGGCATGATGGATGGACTTGTTTCTATGATGGCTCGATTTAAAGAGTGGTCAGCGAGTTTATCTCAAAACCAAGGATTCCAAACATTTTTGGCGTATGTGCAACAGACAGCACCTAGTGTCCTTCAGTTAATAGGTAACTTAACTAAGTTTCTAGTGAATTTAGGAATCGGTATGGCTCCAGTAGGCGCAGGACTAATGAATATTGTGAATAACATCCTAGAGTTTATGAATAGTGGGATGGAAAGTAATCGTATTATTGGCGTTCTATTAGCTAGTTTCATTTCAATTGGCGGGGTTTTACTAGCTGTTGTTCCTAACATAATTGCATTTAGGGAACTTTTCAAAGGGCTAGGACCAGCAATTACAGGTGGAGTAGGCAAAGCGTTAAAAGGCGTTGGAGGACTGTTTACTAATTTTAGTGGAACTTTGACAACAGTAGGAGCAAAAATCTTGTCCTTTGTTAAAACCTTTGGAAAAGGTTTAATAACAAATCCAGTTGGTTTAATTGTGATCGCGATAGTAGCTTTCATTGCAGTCTTGGTACGCTTGTATCAAACAAATGAGAAATTTAGGTCACAAGTTCAAGCCGTTTGGGAAGTAATTAAAACAGGGATATCTATGGCTTTAACAGCAATTAAAAACTCGATCATGTCAGTTTGGGCACAGATAACGTCATTTTGGAATGAGAACCAGGAAAGCATTAAGGCAACCGCATCTACTATTTGGAATGTTATTGGAAATGTAGTAACAACAGTAATGACAGCCATCGGAGCTATAATGCAATTTATATGGCCAGTAGTAAAAGCTTTAATTGTTTCTACTTGGGACGCAATAATGAATGTTATAAAAGGCGCAATTAACATAATTTTAGGCATTGTAAAGGTGTTCACATCATTGTTCCAAGGAGATTGGAAAGGTGTTTGGGATGGCATTAAGCAAATTTTACTTGGAGCCTTACAACCAGCTTGGGGTTTAATTAACCTCTATTTCGTAGGGAAATTACTGGGGCCATTAAAAGCATTCGGTTCAACAGCTAAGACATTCTTACAGGGTATTTGGACAGCAATTAAGGGGATCTTCACGAATATGCTAAATGCTATTAAAACAGTAGTGGTAAGTGTTTTTAATGGCATTAAGACTACAATTACAACAGTTTGGAATGGGATTAAGACATTCTTTACAACGATTCTAAACGGTATCAAGACTGTTTTCACTAGTATTTGGCGAAGTATTGCTTCGTTCTTAGACAATCTATTCACAAGTATCACAGGTACTGTTCGTTCAGTATGGAATGGTATTAAGAGTTTAATTTCAAGTGTTTTAAAGGCCATTGCAAATGTCGTAAAAAGTATTTGGAATGGCATTAAAAATTCAATCACATCTATTCTTAACGGCATTAAGTCAACTATAGAATCGATTTGGAATAGCTTTAAAAATATTGTTTCAACAGCGATGGGTAATGTCAAAACTGCTGTTGTTAACGGTTGGAATGCAGCTAAATCATTTTTAGAGAGTATTAGTCTAGTGAAAATTGGCGAATTCATTGTAGCTGGTTTAGTGAAAGGGATTAACAACTGGTTTGGTAAAGTGAAAGCAAAAGTTGCAGAGCTTGCTGAATTACTCCCTGAATGGCTACGTAAAAAGCTTGGCATCCATTCACCATCAAGAGTTATGGCTAAGGTCTCTAAGTGGATTCCGGCAGGTGTAGCTACTGGTATCTACAACAATATGGATTACGTAAAAAAATCTGCTGAAGCAATGTCTAAAGCAGCTATACCTAACTTCCAACAAACTGTAAAAGCTACAACCAATATGATGGATAGTGCTAAGAAGATCCTTGCATCCAAGACAAGTGAAATTGAAAAGGAAATCAAAGCAGTTGAAGCAGAGTATGCCAAGAAAAAAGCAGAGACTACTAAGAAATCGAACAACAAAATAACTGAGATTAATGCTAAAGCTAACGACAAAAAGAAAAAACTAACAGCTGCTCAACAACGCCAGATTTTGAGATTACATGAAGATGAAAAGTCAGCACTAGAAAAAATCGAGAAAGAAAAAGCTAAGAAAATTGATGCTATTCGATCCAAATCTGCAAAAGAACAGTACGATAAGTTGAAAGAGTATGCAGAACATCAAGTAGGGTTAGAAAAATGGTCTACAAAAGAACAAGCTGCTTATTGGCAGTATGCGACTAGTTTGTTTAAAGAAGGTACAGAGGAACGTATCAAAGCACAAATCGAGTACAACAAATCGATGGCCGAGTTAACGACAGAACAATTCAACAAAGAAAAGGATTACGTTGAACGTCGTAAGAAATACAACCTAATGTCGTTGACACAAGAGCTCGCTGCATACGAAAAGTATGTTAAAGCTTACAAGGTTGGCAGTGAGGAACGTATCTACTATGAGGACAAAATAGCAGAGACAAAGCAGGCGATTCACGATCGACTGATTGCATTAAACGAAGAATACATTGGCAAAATTAAAGATGTCCAACAGGCTGAAATAGATGGCGTAAAAGAACTTCAAAAAGCTTACCAAGATGCTGAGGATGCACGTACTAAAGAGATTACTAGTGCGATAAGCATCTTTGATGAATTTGAGCGTAAAACAGATGTGTTTGGTTTCAAACTTATTGAAAATTTACGTGGTCAAGTAGATGCAATGCGTGATTGGGCAACTGATCTTCAAATGTTAGCTTCTAAAGGTATTGATAAAGGCTTACTCGCTGAGTTACAAACTCTTGGTCCTAATGCACAAGCTGAGATTGCTGCATTAAATAAACTTTCCACAGGTGAACTAAATGAGTACGAAAATCTTTGGAAAGAAAAAACGCAGATTGCTAGACAACAAGCTCAGTTTGAATTAACTGGTCAACGAAAAGACATGACAGATCAAATCGAAAAGCTACAAACAGAAACGAAATCTAAGCTAACGCAATACCAAAACGAATGGGTTGAACAAGTCAAACAAATTCGTGAAGGTACAAAAAACGAATTTAACCCTATGATTAGTAGCATGAAAGAGATTGGTATCCATGCTATTGAGGGCTTGCGTAATGGATTAGCTAGCCAAGTGCCAGCACTGCAAGCACAAGCCAGCGAAATAGCAAATACGATCGATAAAACGATTCGTAAAGCTTTACAAATCAAATCGCCATCAAGGGTCCTCGAAAAATCAGGGGCGTTTTCCGGACAGGGCATTATTCAAGGTCTAGCAAGTACAAAAGGCATGTTAGAAAACACTGTTAGAAGCCTAACAGATATAATGCAGACTGATATTTCAGCAGCATCTATTGGATTATCTACAGCTCTAAATGGTGGAATGGATTCGCATTTGTTAAACAGCTATGAATTAACATCAAGCCAAGATCAAATGGGAGTCTTAAAACAGATTGCTGGATTAATTAGCAAGCTGGACTTTGTTGTGGAATTAGATGGTGATGTAATCAGTGAATACGTTGATAGAAACCAAAGCAACAGGGTTTCATCAAGAAGAACAATTCTAGGTTAAGGGGTGTAGTCAATGGATACATTAATCGAATACAGTACAGGGGCTACACTCTCCCTTGTCAAAGAGGGGTATATTACACAAGATTTGTTGATAAGACCTATTGATCAAAAATCATCTAGTGTTGATGTGGATGGACGACCAGGAGTAGTACGAGAATCAGTTAACCATGGTTCAAGAGTAATCATCTTGCCCGTTATGTTCATTGCTTCAGACGAAATAGATTTTGCTCTAAGACGCGATAAATTGTTTTCAATTTTTAGCGACTTGGAGCCTTTTTATATCTACGAGGGACGGCCTACCTACAAGACAAGTACTTATGAATTTGAGTTACCTGGTCAAACTTGGGGCGAGAATCCGCAGTTACCAAACAACATCGAAATTCTAAAAGGTAAACGCTACAAAGTAATCCGTACCAATATGAATGAGGTTGAACAAAATGGATTGATAGGAAAGGTAGATCTATCAATTACCCTATGCGGAGTCACCATGTACCACATTAGATGAACGTACCTTTGACAAGGAGATATGGCAGACAGGGCAAGGCTTAATGGCTGTGGATCCCACAACATTAAAATATGTATTTCAAAATGAAACTTCTTTTCAGGTATACAACGCTGGTGATGTGCCACTGAAAACTAACTTGCGAGACATGCTCTTTGAAATTGAATTTCGAGGTGCTAGTACTAACCTAAGTATTAGGAATGTCATGAACGGTACGCAATGGCAATACAACGGTTCTAGTGGTGCAAATGATGTTATAAAGCTTGAAACGCCCACTAGGTTTACTAAGAATGGTAGCAGTATTTTCAGGGATACAAATCGTAAAATGTTGGTTTTGATCCCAGGTTGGAACACTATTCAAATCATAGGTGCGTCCCAATTTTTGATCTCGTTTAAATTCAAATTTTATTACAAGTGAGGAGGGCTACGATGGAGCGAATGCGTGTTATCGGTGCGTCTTTAGATAAAGGGTACAGAGACGATTTAAACTATAATTTCAGACTGTTAGAAGCTTTAATCGGTGAAGCTAATGGACTAACAGATACTTTACGTCAAGAAATGTTAAATTATATTAATAATTTGCAACAACAAATTAACATACTGACTGGCGAGAACATTGATGAATTATTGGCGCGACTTAATGATTCTATACAGCAAGCTTTAACAGCTGCCCAAGAAGCTAGAACTTCCAAAACAGCAACAGAAGAAGCAACTGCTTTAGCTACTGTATCTACAGAGTTAGCAAATGCTAGCGCTGCAGTAGCTGAGGAAAAAGCTAACTATGCTAATGATAAGGCGGTATTAGCACAAGAGGCAGCAGATAACGCTAATCAAGAGGCCTCTAACTTATCGCAGTTAAAGGTTAATGTTGTACAAGCTACACAAGATGCGAATACAGCTACAGCTAATGCTAATCAAGCTACACAAGATGCGAATACAGCTACGAATGCAATTAATGTGGTTCTTCCAAATGTAACAGGTCTTGTGAACTTGCAAGAATGGTCAAACACGATCACCTACAAAAAGAATAATTTCGTCACTTTAGAAGGCAATGGGTATATGGCTTTGCGGGATAACACAAATACAAGACCTCCTTCATTTCCTGTGCTATCTACTGATGATTGGGCTATGTTAGTCCAAAAAGGTGAGAAAGGCGAACAAGGTACAGGGGTAAGAATTTTAGGAACGTTGCCAAATGAGAGTTCCTTGCCACCTGTGGGTGAGCCGGGAGACGCTTATATGGTAGGCGAACAGGGAAATCTTTATGTTTGGCAAGATAATGAAGAAATATGGCAGAATGTGGGGCAGATTAAAGGGCCTAAAGGTGACCAAGGTATTCAAGGTCCAAAAGGAGATAAAGGTGACAAGGGAGATCCTGGAGAAGATGTCGAGATAATAGATAACCTCGTTACTCAAGATCCTACAAAGGCTCTATCAGCACGAGCTGGTTATGAAATTGACCAAAAGACTAAAGGCCATATAGGGGATAAAGAAGTCCACTTGCAAGCTGGAGACCGTATGAAGATTGATAACTCATTACAAAAAGGAGTTAACAATAATATCACTATTTGGCCTATGGGGCAG